ACCTAAATGGCCTTTTAACTTTGAGTTAAAGGTGGTTTATTAATTAATAAATCAGAGATTTGCTACATTAGTTATTCAACAATAGTGCAATTTAAGAAGAGTTTTCACTTTTCTTAAAAATCCATTGTTGTTGAAACATAGGTGCTTTCGAGACAATTTTGTAGTAATACAATATTTTCTGCGCAAGTACATTTTGTTTAACGATAACTAAAGCATCTCGTTGTTTAGATTGCACGTTGTCAATGTTAGGAAGAATTAAACTTTCCATAGCCAAAGCTAGATCGTCAGAATTAATTCTGGGATCTTCGCTAAGACGTTGTTGTATGAGCATAAGTGCCCTTACAACTGGTAAATGATTAATATCTGAATAACTAAATCCTTTTAATAAAGGAGTTGACTCCAGATTTTCAAGATCATCAAGATTTTGTATATCATTGATGTCAAAATCTATTTCCCCATTGATCTCAGCCAGATCAATTAAATGGTCTTCATTAGACAAAACCTTAGGAATATCTTCTAATGTTTTGTTTACTTTAGAGACTAAGCTCGCATGCATTACCTGGTAGGTCATATCAAATAACATTAAGATAAAATCTTTTGTCATTTCTACGTCTTGCCATGGTATAGTTGCACCTTCTGGATGTAGATTAGTGAGAGTTTCTCTCATTAAATCTATATCTCCAGAATGGAACCAACGATCAAATGCATTAAGAACCATTACCTTTCTTCCAATGTTTTTACATTGTTTAAAAGGCATACCTAATAAATTTAGGAGTGTTCTTATGAGAGCAGGTAAGGATGTTATTCTTTTAGGAATTAATCCTCGTTCATAATAAGTTTTGATAACACGGAAAAGCAAGGGATACGATTTATATGTTTCCATATAAGCGTTCACTTGTAATCCTGATATCTCAACATTATTTCTGAACCATCTTTTTGCAAATTCATATGTATTAGTTGATACATGTGTTTTGTGTGATGAGATTTCTACTCCTAGGTCATTAATAATAGTTTTATAAGACTTAGCTAGATCATCACCCCCTATTACAATATCATCC